TGTCATGTTATCTCCTTGCGGGTTATCTTTGTCTTTAACCCTATATATATTATACACTATTTACAAAGTTTTTAAAAAAAGTTTTTATTTTTTTTTGGATAATCATTGTGGATCTTTTTTGGATTTTTTTTCGAGGTTTTCCTCGATTTCTAATGCCTTATATTCGTCCTCAATGAACTTTTTAATTGTCCCGATTTCCCGTATCAATACCTCCGCCGTAAACAATAGCGAGTCGCACTTTTTATGGATGTCGAACAATTTCTCTTTTGTCATCATATTTGGGCTCCTTTCTATATGTATATATTATACACTAAAAAGATAAAAAAAATACACCATCCTGAAATGAAATAAGGAAACAAAAGGATGATGCAAGTATAGATTATATATCGTGGGGAACTACTCCCACATAGATATTATACCATGAAATGAAAAGCACCCCGTCCAATTTGCCGTTGCGGGATGCTCTTTTTAATATTCAATTGTTAAATTCAATATTATAAAAATTCAACTTCACAGTTTGGAGCTTTCGCTCCGCTTTTATTATAACACAAAATGAAAAACAAGCCCCTAAGAGCTTGTTTAACTTTAAAAAAACGATTATATATTTATTTTTATCACCTAAATAATTAGGTTAGAAAAGGCGAAATCCTTTTCTCTCGGTGGCGGTTGACCGAGACCAATTCCGGCATTTCTATTCCGCCAACTGAATTATATAACAAAATGAGAGCACCCGGAGATCAACCCGGGCGTCCAAATGAGTATATTAGGGAGCGAACATTTTTAAGAAAGGAGGTGATATCACAACAACGAAAGTTTTTAAATATCCGGTTCGCCCCCAATCCGATTATAACACAACTGCTTATTGCTTAGGCTTTAAAAAGACTTCGGCTCTTTTTTCGTTGAACCTTTTAGCGACTTTAAAGTCTTGATCTTTGGTGGTATCAATTTCTTTAAAGCCCTCGGTTGTTAAGTATTTATATTCTTTTTCATTTCGCGGCGAGAAGATGATCGCTCAATTGTGGTGCTTTTGAGTCAATGGAATTACTTCATCGGTCTTCATTACAACCGCCTCCTCGCTTGAGGTTTGAATTATATATTTGGCATTGTTCGGGTCATGAATGTGTTGCTCCCGGGGAATAACGAAATATGTTATCCCCTTATTTTCAATGTCAAACTTTTTAATTTTAAAGCAACCGTCTTCTTTGGTATCGGGGGTAAGCTCAATACCATATTGCTCTTTAAAATCATCTATTTGTCTTGCTTGTTTATTAGCCATAATGGTTCTCCTTTTTGTTAATTATAGCACAAAAATGAAAGACAAGCCCGCATGAGCTTGTCTAACTTAAAAAAAACGGAAGAGGCATTTATCGTTAAATAACTGCTTCTAGCGGTGGCGAGGGCGTACCACTAATATTTCTTTTGCCCTACCGTATGATGATACCATAGAATAAAAAAATACACCTAATACCGCGCTCGCTTGTTTGACCGTCGCCAAAGAGCCTAGCATTTATAGGTACCAACCGAGCACCGAAATCCGCGAAACCGCGATACTCGTACCGGGGAACTCCCGGGGTGTATATAATTAGTATAGCATAAAAATTATATTTTTGATAATTTTTTTTTATTATGGCATGGAAAACAAAAACATCCACCATATAGATGGATGCCGTCGTCATCGGTCGTCACCGACATCTTCTCTTACAGAAGGAATGCATCGTTCCTTTACCCCGGCGCATGCCGACACCTTTGGATTCAAAGGGGGAACATAATTATTATATATTAAATTATCGCTTCGCCAAAATTTTTAATTCTTTTATTATGAAAGGATCATTTAGTGCGGCTTGAGCTAATTCCCTAGTGACCGGATACATTTTCCCTTTTCTTCTTTTAACTTCCATTTAAAGATTATAGCGCAATATTATATATTTTGGCATGGAATGTTTTCCTCGTATGCGCGGGCGCACTAGTTCTAGTAAAGTTCTTCTTCATACAGTGTTTATATATAAATTGGATATTTAGATGTTTCTTCAAAAGAAGTTTCTTCAAAGGTAAATATTGAAAGGTATATTAGATGTTCCTTCAATCCTAATACTTTTATATTCCCTTAAAATAAACTTGTATCATGTAGAAGACATTGTAAAAGACATAGCGCGAGGGAATTAGGGGGGGCTCAAACGGATGCCAAGACTGGCGAGAACGCCATTTTTACCCCTAAATGAGCGGCGCCGCGGATTTTTTGCTAATTTTTATGCTTCTCCTTAAAAACGCTCGTTATATCGCCCGTTTTCGCATTATTAAAAATATTTGTCATAAATTCGCCCTTTTGTGTATAATATTTATAGTATTAAAAAGAAAGGAAGTCAATATGGAAGACGATTGGTCTGTTTCCAAGGAAAAAGCGGAACTTTGGGACGAACAAACCCTCAATCATTCAAAGGGCATCAAGCTTGTCATTTACAAATACACCCGTCCTAGTAATAAAAAATATAAAAGGTATGAAGCGGGTTTAGCGATTTTCGGTTGCGACAAATGTAAGGGTCTTAATTCGTTTTATAACATGGACTCGTTTCGTACCCTCAAGGAAGCCCGAGATGACTTAAGGGAAAAGGCGGTCGGTTTTTATTCATTCTTCGACCATGATGCCGTAAAAAAACGGGGCAAATAATCCTCCTCGGCTGCAAGTGAAAAAACCGATTAAAGCTTGTTTTTAGAAAGGAATACATGGAAAATAAAACCGATATTAAAGATTTAAAATTAATCGAGTCGGGTGTTGAATCCGAAATAAAAACGGTGGAATTACCGGAAGGAATCGGCATCATTGACACCACCACCAACGATGTCATTACCAAATTGAAGAACGATTATGAGCGGCTAGAATATTACAAGTCCCAATATAAAAACATTGTTAAGCGAACCGATGAGGCTTTAAAAAAAGCGGAGCAAATGATTTCCGACCGCAAAATCGCCATTGAAAATAAACTCTTGGACTTTTATACTAGTGAAATTGAAATTACTAAAAAAGTCGGTGACATTGAAGTCAATGTCAAAGAACTACCATCCGTTAAATACGAACATGTAAAAATTACGGAGCGGGTGCAGTTTGAATATGACGATGATTTGCTTATGAAAAATCCGGCATTCGCCCGGGTAAAACCGACCCTTAATAAGCTCGCAGTTCGAGCGGAATATAAAAAATCCGGCAAGGTTGACGGTCTTAAAGTCGAAAAAGTTAAAACGGTTAAAGTTAGCTTCTAATTAATATTATTATTATCTTCTTATAGTTTCTTATAGGGAAGATAATTTTCTTCTTTCTTTTGGTTTTTTTAGGTGTTTAATGTTATATTGATAGTATGTCGAGTTTAGTTAAAGTTAATAGAAAACCCATCAAGAAAAAAGGGGGGAATCATGCCGGAACTCCCCATAAAAAAGACCGGAAGAATCCCGAAAATATTCCCGATCCTTTGTCGGTATTTATGCGATACAATACCAATATTAGCAGTGGTGGAAAAAAGTTTTCCCCGGAGGAATTGGCTCAACATGTCGGTGATTTCTTAGCATATGCCACCGACCCCGCCAATAAAAAACTTGCATCTTACGCCGGATTTTCAATGTTTATGTTTAGGCGACACATGTATTTAAGTCGTTCCACTTTGGAAGATTATCGCAAGGAAAAAAAATACAAAGCGATCGTTGAAGCGATTACCAACACCCAAAGATTGCAATTGGAAGAACGATCCACATACCATACAAAAGGGATGCCATCCCCGATTTTGCTAATGCTTAAAAACCTCGGTTATCAAGACAAAGTTGTTAATGAAAATGTTGACATGCCGTCCTTTAATTTTAACAAGGTCAAGGATGACCCCGAAGAATAATCGTAGCATTTATAGTTTAGTTGTTAATGTCTTCCGGGATGTAGTGGATGATTTGGAAAAGTGGATCGAAATATTTAATTCCCCGAAAGTTGACAAGCTAATTGACAAGTGGAATGAATTAGGGTTAGCTAGTGAGTATGTCATGGGGGGTGGACGGAAGTCGGGCAAGACCTTCTCGGCTTACATTTTATCGGTGTTGGGTTGCCTTGCCATTGATAATTCAATCTTACTTGTTGACCGGATGTTAAGCAAGAAGCGGATTGATTCATTAGAACAAATTAACTTTATTATTTTCAAATTGCTAAATGTTGGAGCGGCAATTAAAAGTATTAACAAAACCGAATTTAAGATCACCTTTAACAATGACTCAATTATTTTGTTTCGTTCGGTGTATGACCCGAATGGTTTAATCCAAATGACCGGAATTCCCCGGAAGGATTACACTCTAGCATTTTTAATTAATGAAGAATGTAATGCATACGAACAAGCTTGGTTTAACATTGCATCGGAAGCGGTGGTGGCAAAGAAGCAAATTAAATTCCGAATCTTTAACACCGATACCGTTCGCCAACACATTGTCAATCGTTTGCAAGAAGCAATGCCGCAAGACGAACATGTGATGGTTAGCAAAGGATATCAAAAGGAAAAAATTCACGAGGAGATTAAATACCTCAATAGCAAAGGTAAGGAAGTCGTTGACAACCATATCACCAAATATTATCGGGTTAATTATCGGGTCGCCTTAAAGGTTTTACCAAAGGCAGAAGTCGTCACCATCAACCGCAATTATGACGAAGATCCGGTTCGGGGTCGAGTTGCACGAGATGGACTCAATGGAACGGAGGGGAAACGGCTTTATTACAATCTCGCAGACCGCCATTTCTTAAACTCCAAAGACCTCGATGATTATTCGCGGTTCGAACGATTGCCTTACATGTTGTTTAAAAAATACCGAGCCGGAATTGACGAGGGATATTCAAAGGATAAATTCGCTCTTACATTTTGGGGCATTACCCATCATAATAGAGCTATTCGTCTCGAAAAACTAGTCATCACTCCATCCGGGCAAAAGGATTTAAACATTAATGAACTGTCAAGGTCGGCAGTTGAACGGCTTATTTTGTGGAGCCAAACATACGAGAACATGTTATTTGTTCCCGTTAATATCCGGGTTGAATGAGCCGGAAATGGTGTCGCCATTAAGCAAGAAATGGAACGGATTTTATACAATACAAAAATTAATTATACAATTGATAAGGCGAAGAAGTCAATTCAAACCCGGGTCAAAAAGGTGGTGCAAAGCAACATTGAAAGGCAACCCGAACTTGAGGCGCGAGCCGCCATTAAGAACTTATTGCTAGGTCGCAACCAAATGATCTTCTGGAATGCCGATGGCGAATCCTATAACGAATATTTTAGCAGGGCTCGGGATGATGAAGGTATAATTATTGATGGCGACGACCATGAGGGTGATGCCGATGACTATGCATTGATTCCGGAATATGAAGAAATGCTTGAAAAACCGCCCGAAATAACTTTTAAGGAAGAACTTGACAAGGTTATTAAAACAAGAAGAATCCGGTCATGTTCGCAAGTAGGAGGAATTACTTATGTTTAGGTCAAAGGAAAAAAAGTCAATTAATTATTATTGGTATCTTGGCGATACCCAAAAACTTCGGGAATACCACAACCTTTTTGAGAATGAAAGCACTGGAATGAACTTTTATGCTTCCGAAGATATTAAAACGATTCGGGTGGTTCATTCCGGATTGCCTGCCATAATTTCAAATACAATCACTGGGCTTGTTGGTGTTAATGACATTGACATTGATACCGAAAAGGAAACCGATAAGGAACTAATTGATGAATTTTATAACGACAATGAAATCCTTTCCAAGCTACAAGATTCCATTAAAAACCTAACATGGAGCGGAGAATGCTTTATCAAGTTCAACCGTTATTATTCGGAAGACGAACCGGTCATTGATGCCGAGGTTGTTAATCCCTTAAATGCTAAAGTTTATTATTATCGGGGGCGAGTTAATAAGTATGAATTTATCATTTGGGAGAGTGAAGATAAAACCGAACGAACCATTGAAGAATATGGCAAAGGGTACATTGAAGTGCGGCAAGAAAAATTAAGCTCCGAAGAGAATAGCGACAATCCCGACTTTTGACATATTCTTAGTTTGTCGAAGACCGTATTTTCAACGAACGAAATATTTGCAATTCATGCGGAAGTGCCGGAGGATGCTTATACGAAATCTTTGCAAATTTTTGATGCCCTTGACGAAACATATTCAAGAATGCCACAAGAAGCCCGGGAAGGTCAAATGGTAAAGCTAATGGATTCGCGATTAGTCCCAATTAACGAAAAAGGCGAACGGATAAAAGACACCAAAGCCGGCTTGAAAACATTTACCATGATTGAGGGGTTCCGGACTGAAGATGGGGAGCCGTTGGTAAAGCACTTAATGGCAGACATTGACCCGGACAAAAGGTATCTTAAATCCAAAGAGCAATATACAAAAGATGCCATCCGTAATGCCGGGCTAAGCTTCCATACTTATGCCGGGGGCGAAGTTAAAGGGAACATCTCGGCAGAGTCGCAAAGGGAACTTGAAAAGATATCCATTCGTACCCGGAAAGAATACATTGGCTGCCTTAATAATTTCATTAAGCGAATCTTTGAAATTTTTTTATTCCTTAAAACCGTCAATATCACTTCGCAGGTATTAGATACGAATAACATGAACGATACAATTAATATTATTGATAACGACAAGGAAGTCACGATTAACTTTAACGATTACATCCAAAACTCAATTGAAACCCGGATTAAAGTTTGGGGAAGTATTGAGGCGAAGGAAATATTCCCGCTTAAGTTTCGCATGCAAAAGATTTTGGAAAACGAATTATCGGAAGAAGAAATTGATAAGCTTGTCGCACAATTCCAAAAAGAAGAAGGGTCAATGGTGGACGATGACGAAGAACAAGAAATTTAACAAGATCATTAATGACAGTGTTCGTGTTTTAAAATTCTCTTCCCCCCGGAAAGATAAGCCGACAATTTATTGCCTAGCTTTTTACAATGAAAAAATGCGGGCATGGGATTGTAAAGATATTTTTTTAACCCTCCGGGGCGCAAAAAGAGCACTTTTAGATTTTACAATTTACACAGAGGACGAATTCCGAAGGCTTGATGACAAAACTAAGGTGCAATAATATTTTCCGGGGTCGCCCATGCAATCGCCTGCTAGCAGTCTTGGAATCAAAGGTTTATAATTTTATCATGACAATTGTTTGTCCCCGGTGTAAAGCAAAGAAGAAGATGGAGTTGATAAGCGATGGCAAAGTTCATACCTAACCAAGACTTCATATTTCAACACGCCAAAATCGCAAATGAAGCGTGGGAAAGAATGGAACTTGCCGTCATCATGGAGCTTCGCAATTCCGTCCTTACAAGTTCCACAAATATTGATGCCTTCAAACGCCTTGCCGCTAGGCGAAAAAAAAGATACCTCAAGGCAGCCAAGAAGCTAGTTTTAAATGCGAAGAAAGAGTTTCGGGCGGAATTAACTAAAGAAATTGAAAGCATGGCACGAGAAGGGCTAAAAATGACAACCTCGGCAGTCTTAGATCTAAAAGAGCAGGCGAAATTGTGAAATCCGCACCGGGTATCATCAAATAAGGCATTTTTAAGCAAAAATCAACGGTTCCTCCGGAAAGCCGAAAAAATGGTCTTCGGGGATGTAAAATTGACTGCTTCAAGGATTTTGCGGCAACTTAACCGCACACATTCCCATATCGTGCAAGAAATTGTTTCAAATGTTCGGGACTTAAAGGATAATAAATTATTCATTTCGGAACTTCGCGAACAAACTTTAAGAAGTGTTGGGCGGGTTGCCAAGCATGGACTTCCAAAGATTCGGATGGTGGATGGTCGCCAAATGGATGTCGCTAACTATTCGGAAATGGTGACCCGGGCGAATTTTAAGACTGCTTTCAATGGGATGCAAGAAAAACGGTTCGGTGAGTATGGCATTGACCTAGTAATTAGTTCCTACCTAGCCGATAGTTCTAAAATTTGTCAACCGTATCAAGGCAATGTTTATTCGGCTCGTGGGGATCATCCCGGTTATCCGAGCAAGGATTATGCCGAGGCGGACGGGCATACCACCCACCTATATTGCCGCCACATTTGGATGCCATACATTCACAATGTATCCATAAAACCACCCCGGGTATCCGCACAAACAATTAAAAAGAATCGGAATAATCGTATCAAACAAAGGCATAACGAACGGCAAATTCGGAAATGGCGCCGGGCGGATGTCGTCATGAATAATAAAAAAACAAAGGATCGGATCGCCTTTTGGGAGGATAAACAAGCCCAATTGATTAGAAAAAACCCGGCAATGAGCCGGGATTATTCACGCGAAAAAGTCATCAAGATTTTATCTCGCGGCAAGCTTAAATATGTTCTTTAATGAACTTTAATCTTGTTAATTTTGTCCCCAAGTTCTTCCAAACCCTCAAGGTATAAACGAACGTCGTCACAATGAATCTCTTGGAATAATTCGTCTTTGGCGACCATAGGAACCATTCGCAAGGGGATTATTTTAAAAACATTCTTTGTGTCGCGAGTCTTAATGAAATTACCAATGACACTAAAGATTGCCTTTTTCCAACTAATTTCAAATTTTCCCTTGGCAAAATTCCACAAGATAATCCGGGGAATGTTTAATTCTTGCATTTTTTCCCTTATATCTTGGCTTGATTTTTCAACTAGGGCTTCAACTTGATCCATCGTTTTTTGACTCATGTCTTCTGTTTTGGCATTATCATTCTCCAGGGCTTCCAATGACTTCATGATGATCTTTTGGGTCGTTTCAAATATTAGCCTTTGCTTGTCAACCGACAATTCTTCAAGTTCAACAATCTTCCGGTTGATTCCACCAACTTTATTTTTATCCATGCTATCACTTCACAATCCGGTCGACTTCGTCAACATTGCCTCTATCAATACATTTTTTTAATACACCGATAATTTGGTCTTGAAGTTCTTTATCAAATGTAATATCACGATCATCTTGGGTGTAAAAAATAAACCTTTTAACACTCGCTTTATCTTCATTTAGGTCTTCGGCAATCACTAGATCGTGTATCGTCAAGCCACCGAACTTAATGGTGAATTTCCATTCCCGTTGATCTCATGTTGTTAATCGAACCCGAACCTTTTTAATAATTTCTGGTTTCATGTTGTTCCTTCTTTCGTTTGTGGGCTTTGTTTTTTTGCCCTAATATTATTATACACAATTAATTAATAAAAAAGAAAAAAAAAGGCTCGCGCCTTTTATTTTTTACTCGCTAGGTTTTAGCCTTTTGAGGTGCATGATTTTGTGTATTACATCATGCTTGAGATCCAATTTAAACACTTTAAATTCAATGAAAAATCCGCGTCCTTTTTCTTCGTGTTGAAGGTCTAGGAAGTGCTTTTGCATTGATAGGATCCCCCACCTTTTTTTAACTACCAAGTTCGAGGTTCATTTATTTTGCCTTTTGAATTTGTGTAGTATAAGAAATTTAGTCATGTTCTCCTGCTTTCTTTTTGTGGGTTGTCTTCAACCCTATAATAATTATACACAAACTATCAAATAATTAAAAATATTTGTAGAAAATAAAAAACCCCCGCTTGTGAAAGGGGTTCCGGGTTAAGCTAAATCCGTGGACTACTTTCCAATAATTCATCCTATTCCGTGAGGGGAACCCCCGTCACTATTGAGCTTGTAATGAATTATCTTAATTTTCGCCTATGTATATTATATACTAAAAAAAATAAATTAATAATAATTTATCGTGTATAATTAACCCGGGTAAAAAAAATACCCGGAAAAGAGGTGATAATGGAATCATTAATCCCATTATTAAAAGACTTGAGGGACTTAGTAAATCGTCCATTTGGCAACCGGGGTGACCGCGTTCGCATTAAAGAAATAGTTCGGGAATTGTTGGAATCAACTAAAAAACTAGAAGAAAAAATGTTCCCGGCGCACAAAGTCATGGAGTACAATACCGAAACCAATATTATCGGATACCACATGCGAAGCTTTGACACTTTTAAAGAAGCGAAAGCATTCGCGGATGAAGCCCAGGCTAAGAACCCCTACGGCTATGCCGAAATTTCTGCGTTAATATATCAAAATGCGGGAGTAAAAGACGATTAGTGAAAGGATCACTCATGAACCCAAAAGAAAAGGCAAGTTATTTGGCGGGATATTTTTCCCCATTAACAATCCAACGAAAGACGACTTACAAAGGTCATCGAATTGAAATCCACGAAGGGAATGCATTCATTGGTTATATCATTGACCGCGAACGATTCCGGATTTTTACAAAGTCCGAAAAAAAGGTCAACGGCATCAACCACGATGACATTGACATCTTAATAAAAAAGGATATCGGCATTATTTAATATTCGTGTATAATATTATCGTGCCCCAAAACAAGATGTTCTAATTACAGTTATCTCCTGCGAAAAGGTTTCTTCAAACGGGGCACAATATATTCATTTTTTAACATTTTCCAAAAAGAAGACCCATTCCATTTAGGATTGGGCTTTTTTCTATGGTATAATAATACGGTAAAGAATAAGGAGATGACACATGCAGAAAGTAATATTATCATTGAAGCCAAAATATGCAAAGATGATTTTAAAAGGGAAGAAGTTTTTTGAACTTAGACGGCGGGTTCCAAAACAACCATTCAAGCACATTTTAATTTATGCAACCAAACCGGTGGGAATGATGATCGGTGAGGTTGCCGTTAAAGAAATCTTCAAATTGCCACTTGATGAACTTTGGAAGAAGACCAAGTCGTCAAATGGTCTCACAAAACAAGAATTCTTTAAATACTTTGACGGCATGGAAGACGGCTATGCGATTGAGCTATGAAAAAATAGTCATCACCTTTGAAGGTTTCCGGTATCAATTCATTATTACGGTCATAAAAAGGCGCCCCAAAACTTCGCTTATAGCCGGGTTTTTGACCCGGAGGGGAAGGCTTATAAATGTGAATAGTTGCGGGGCTTTGGTCGGTTGGGATGGTAATCATTGCGATATTAATTGCCTTCGGGGTAATCAAGGGGATTGTTGGGGTTTGAGTGCTAGTCATCACTTTGCCGATAATTGCCTTCCTGCTTTTGATAGGTGGTTAAAAAAAATTAGAATATTTAAATCCCCCTCATTCTTGAGGGTTTTTTAATGTAGTATTAATAGTTTATAATTTACTAATGATAGATAAATATATTAGACACCTTCAAAAGAATAACTACTCAAAAAATACAATAACCACTTATAAAAATGTTATTAAATTTTATGCAGATGATTTACACGATATTAGAAACATTAAAAATAGAATTAAATCACACATTAAAAATCCTAATACTGCTTGAACACATTACAATGTTTTGTTATCTTATATGAAATTTGTCGGTGATAAACGATCGGACAAATTGCGCCAATTAAAGCTGCCACCAATTCCCAATAAATACATGCCAGTTTTTACAAAAGCTTTTTTAATTCTTAAAACAGATGATTTGGAAAACTATAAAAATGTGGTCGTAAGGTTTTTATTTGAAACCGGTCTTCGTGCGGCGGAGTTAAAATCCATTGTTTCAATTGATAAAAAAACGCTTATTGTTCGCGGTAAAGGCGATAAAATTCGCGAAATATTTCACAATAATCAAACGACCAAATTGTTTAAAGGTTTCAATCGTTCAACACGGATTTTACGCTTGTGAGTTAAGGAGGTTTTGGGAGACCAATACACACCCCACTCCATACGAAGATCGCATGCAACTCACATGCTTTTAAAAGGTGCAAATCCCAAAGTCGTCATGCTCCAATTAGGACACTCAAAAGTTGAAACAACTTTTAGATACCTCCAATTATCAAAATCAAAAAACATGAAAATATACGATAAATTTTATTAGGTAAAAATGGCGGTAAAAGTAATTAAAAAGAAGAAGCGGGGAATTAAAAGCTTCAAAACCGAGAGTAATGAATTTATAATTAGCGATGGCGATGAGTTTAGCTTGAATTTAAAATTATTAATTGTTGAAGAGTTAGCATGTAAAAGCCAACGGAAACTTTACGAAAATGTTTTCCATAAGAAACGAAGCATTAAGATTCAACTTGGCGAAATTACCCGGATAAATAACCAAATTGAAAAAAAAATTAAAGACCTAGAAATTCATGTCCCGATCATTTGGCGAAGCATCACCGGGGAGGGTGAATACAAGTCATCATGGAAAGAAGCAATTAGTTGTCAATTAGAATCCATGGGAAAGCAACTCGCCAAGGACGGTAAGGCAAGTGGGAACGGGATCGTCCCATATTACGACATCGGAAAAACTTCAAAAAAACTTCATTAAAAAAAAATAAAAACTTTTTTTAAAATATATAATTATATGGTATAATATATATAGGGTTAAAGACAACCCGGAGGAGATAACATGACTACAAAAATTCAAAGCCGCACTTCCGAACAACTGGAAAAAGCGACTCAACATGGAGAAAACCAAGCGATAAGTTTCTTTTTTAAAGCCGTTAAAGGCAAACAAAAAAACGAAACAATCCAGAAGTGAGTTAGTGCATTGACCGAAATTCACGCTCAAAATGTTAAGAACAATGTTGAGAGTAAAGCTTGAACCGTGAGAATTGTTAATGGTGATTGAGTGACTAACAAGTACGGAAGAAAGTTATTCTTTAAAATTGCTAGCGACAATTAAAACCAAATAAAAAAAAATAAAAGCTCCCCCCGGGGAGTTTTTTTTGTATAATGCAATTATCGGAGAACCATTAGTTCCTAAAAATAATTTCCATTATCAAAGTCGCCATTTGACAATGGAATGTGAGACCTTAACTCGTATTAAAAAAAGTGGAAGGAAATTATGGCAGTAAAAAAATTCAAAAGAGATGAAATCATTAAATTAATCGGTGTTGATTTGACGGACGAACAAAAAAGCGGAATCGCTAATGAGTTTGAAATTGAAATCGATGACCCTTCGTTTGTAGAGGTTCAAAAGAAATACAAAAAAGAAATTGACGCAATCAAGGAACGAACTATTAAAGCCCGGTTTAAAAGGGATGCCAAGGATGAAAAAGATCCTAAGGAACCCGAAACATTTAGCAAGGAAGATATTGAAAAACTTAAAAAGGATATCTATTCCGAAGCGGAAACTAGTACAAGAATTAATTTGTTCTTAGATACACTCGCAGAAGAAGATCGTGAAGATGCTAATGCGATTATCAAAGCCCGAATTAATGGTGGCGCCAAAATTACCGATGCCATTAAAAGTGCTAAAACTCGTTTTGCTAAAGGCGAAGCAGCCGACACCCCGGATATTGAAAAAACCAAAACACTTAACGAATTCGGGTTGCCAATCAAAAAAGTTAATGATAAAATCGATGATGAACTAGAGCGTGAGCTTAAAAAATATATCTAAAAAATCAAAGGAGCTAATAAATGGCAAATACAACAAGAAAAGTCTATTCCAGCCTGTTTTTGAAAATAGTCGAAAAATTCCTAGTGACCCTTGGCGAAAATGAAGCCAACAAAGAGTCCACCGGAGTCGTATTTTTCAATAACAACTGGGAAGGCGATATCGCTCAACGCGGAGCGACTGTGGTTAATATACCGGTAGAAGGAAATGACCCAACGGTAAGAAATTATATTATCGCGACCGGGATTGCACCCGAAAATATTGAAGGCAAGAACTTGCAAGTTATTGTCACTGGAAGTCATGCAATCAATGAACTACTTGACGGCTACGAAGTAAAAACCGTTCCGGCTAAAGTGGTCGCAAGACGGCTACAAAGGTCTGCAAAGGCATTCGCTAAGAAAATTGATGACGATGGTATCACTACCCTTGAGGCATCACCGAACATTCTTAAAGCCGGGGCGGATTTGACAAAGGCTAATGCCTATGAAAAAATCCTTGATGGTATTACTAAAGGGATGGAAGACAGTATCACATTTGCGGGGTTAATCACCACCCCGAAAGTTTATAAGCTAATTAAACTTGACCCATCATTCACAAAGAATTCTGACATGGGGATGGCACAAGCTAAGAATGGTCGTGTTGGATTCATTGATAGCATTCCGGTGGTTGTGTCAAATAAACTTGACCCTAAGACCCAAGTTATCTTGGTTGACTACGACCATGCCACAAGAATTAAAGCATTTGAAGTTGGACCAAAACTAGTATCACTAGATCAATCCGCAAACTTCATCGGTGCATCCGCGATTAAGGGAAGACTAATTTTTAAACACCAACTCACCAACACAAAAGGTGTCTTGGTTATAACCAACGAGCGCTAATAAGCGACTAAAACTAAAAAGGAGAGCAATATGGGAAAAATTATCCAAATAAAACTTGAAGATGTTATCCGTGAGATTGATGAAAAAAACCTTGAGCGATTTTATACCAAGGGCTGAAGAGCCGTTGAGTCAATTGAAGCCGAAATTAAAGCGGCTCAATCATCACCCAAATCCGCGGAAGTTAAACCCGCCAAGGCTGCCCCAAAACCAAATAAAAAAGATATCGGAGTTTAAAAATGGACTTGCCGACTGCTAAGGATTTCCGGGACGAGTTTGCCGAGTATAATGCCGACATTATTGACGACAAAAAACTCTCAAGGCTTTTCAAAGAAGCGGAAAATACTATTAATTATCATGTATTCAACAAGTTAAATAATGACTTGTCGGACTTCGCAGAAAAACTTTTAAAGCAGGCGATTATTTACGGGGCACTACATATCTTCCTTACGACAAATACTGCCGGGGATTCTACCAACGACCAAAACTTCACGACGGTCAAGCTTGGCGACTTTACGGTCTCAAAAAACACCGTCCACCAACTATTAAAAGATGCCAATAGCAATAATAAACTTGTGCGAATGTTGGGGAGCCAAGCTTATCAATATATCGCTAGAAGTGGTCTACTCTACCCGGGACTCGATCCCCATGTAAAAGTGGAATTTGCAAACCGGGTGGATGATGATTAGGATCCCGTCATGGTTGCTTAGCACCCCGGTTCAACTCAAGAAGTTCAAAGGTCTTGACGAAGATGGTCGTTCCATGTACGATCCGGCGCTAAATTTAATGTGCCGTTTGCAAGCAAATGCCACCGAGGTTGTTAAGATTAACGGGGATACCGTTTATTATAATTCGGTCATCTTCCTTGACTATGCAGGCGACGACATTAAAATCGGGAGCATGTTTATCATTAGTGGGAAGCAATTTCTTGCTAAGAAGATTGATACCTTTCGTAATCCGGACGGCACAATCAATCATGTCAAGGTTTTTGTGGAGTAAAAGATGAGTGCCAAAATTATCCCAAACCGAGCCGGCATCCGTAATTTGCATCGTAAAAATGAACTAGCACTTCGCTTGACTGCCGATTTAATGGCGCAACGGATTGACCCCCAAGTCCCATTCAAAACGGGGGCATTGTCAATGAGTGCATTCCAAGGTGGGCGCCGGGTTCCAAATTTAAAGGATACGGCAACAATCAAGTTCATTGCTTATGCCGCACCCTATGCAGTGAAAGTTTATTATGGCGAGGGCTTAAAATTCACCCGGGATAAACACCCTCAAGCCCAGGCGTTTTGGGGGCGCCGGGACATGAGCGACCAATTGCTAATTGAAAGAATTTACAAGATCGCTTACCGGAAAGTTGGAGGGCAATAATGATTGACACAAAGTTATTAGTGAAATATCTTAAAGACCGGGAAGTAAAAAATGTCATCATGGGAAGATCATATTTGGACTCGCCCCGGACAATCTTAATTATTGACGACATTCCTTCCACCCCGACCCCGCTTGGCATTACCAAGCATTTGAGTTTTTATTACAAAAGCATCAAACTTGTTCTCATGGCAACCAATAATTATAATGCATCGCGCATTTGGGTGAATGACCTTTACCATTGATTCGCATACCACCCCTATATTGCCGAACTAGGATGGGTGCAAGTTGTCCCGGAGATGCCGGTCTTCATTGAACGGGTCAAAGACCTTTATAAGTTTGTCATGATACTTGACGTCATCTATGACCGCCAAAAAATTGCCCCCAAGCCAAAGGGCGACTTCGGTCTCGAAGCCGAGCTTGAAAGCACATAAAAAAAGCTCCCGGGGGGAGCTTTTATTTTTTTTTATTTGGTTTTAATTGTCGCTAGCAATTTTAAAGAATAACTTTCTTCCGTACTTGTTAGTCACTCAATCACCATTAACAATTCTCACGGTTCAAGCTTTACTCTCAACATTGTTCTTAACATTTTGAGCGTGAATTTCGGTCAATGCACTAACTCACTTCTGGATTGTTTCGTTTTTTTGTTTGCCTTTAACGGCTTTAAAAAAGAAACTTATCGCTTGGTTTTCTCCATGTTGAGTCGCTTTTTCCAGTTGTTCGGAAGTGCGGCTTTGAATTTTTGAATTCATGTTTATCTCCTGTGGCTAGGTATTCTTCGTCTTCTAACCTATATTAATTATACACTATTTACAAAGTTTTTAAAAAAAGTTTTTATTTTTTTTTATAATTTAATCGTTATACAAAGGAGAACTAATTTATGGCAGTTTTTTCAACAAACCAAATTACCACGGAAATCAATGTGGCAGACCACGGGCAAGCCGAGGACTGAAAGCGATTAATTGACTTTACCGGGATAACTAACACCCTAGAAAGTACAATTGATGAGCGCGATGTTATTGACAGCATTTTTACGAAACGGGTTTTTACCGGGGGAATGCGTCGGGACATCTCATTTGAGGGGTTTATCAACCGGGGCGATGACGCCCACGACTTCTTGTGGGATCTTGCTAACAAGGACTCGGTTAAAGAATTCAATGACCGCAAAATAAGGTTCAAATTCCCAATCCAAAAGGACGGCAATAATAACCCGGAAATTCATACATACACCGGAGTCATAAAGATGACAAGTGATTTTGGGGGGCAAGCCACCGAATTATCAAAGCTAACATTTGACTTTCTAGTTAATGGTAAAGCCGTCGCAACGGCAGAAAGCAACAAGAAGTAATCATGGCAAATTACGACTTGTCGGAATTCGTTAAATCCCAAAAGCAGAGCAATCAACATGCCACCATTAAAATTAATGACGACCATGTCTACAAAATAAAAAAGAGTGCTTGAGCTTTTTTACAATTATCTTCCATTACCGAAAAGTATAAAAACAATAGTGCTAAAATCGGTCAAGAAGTCATCCGGACATTCCTAGGGGAAGAAGCCTTGAAATTCATTGAGGGTGATTCCGTCCCGGCGGAAGTTCGCATGCGAATTTTTACGATTATCGTTTCCGAAATTACCGGGGTTAAAGAAGGTTCTGCCCCGGACGGTGAAGCCGGAAAAAAGTAATTAATTATAATCAATTATTCCATGAATGAGACCTTATTGAAGCATCGCTAGCGTTTGACTATGGCATCATCCTCAATAAAGAATTCTTAGAGAGCATTAGTTATCAAAGTTTTTCAAATCTTATAATTTACCTAAGTCCCAAAAGTCCCCTTGGCAAGTTGGAACAATTAATCGCGACACCGAACCACGAATTAAAGAATCCGCAAATCATCCTTAAAAACCGATATATAATTCAAAGGAATAAAAAAGAAGAATTAGTTAATATCAATAGTGTTGATTTTTGGAAAGGATAACAATGGCGAACACAGTTGGAACAGTTGAATATAAAGTTCGGTTTAATAAAAGCTCGCTAACTTCGAGCATGGCGAATGCCGGTAAAAAGATTACGGCATGGGGAAACCGGATTAGTGGTTTCATGGCTGGAATTCTTGGGGGTGCCGTTTTTCACCAAGGACTGCAAAGTTGGAAGGAATTTCAAGGAGCAATCCGGCAAGTTAATGCCCTCGAAGTCGGGAAATCCGAACTAAAAAAACTAAACGAACTTGGCATGGAAATTTCTGAGACCTTTGGGTGAGGCGCCGCTAAAGCAATTGAAGCGTTTTACTATGCGGCTTCCGCGGGTCGTTCCGGAAAGGCGGGTCGGGATCTTGTCCGGGTTGCCGCTCACTTGACGGCAGCCGCCTCCGCATCGGGCGAAGCCTTAGATAATACTGCCGCCGCCAAAGCAATTATTACCGTCTTAAATGCCTTCAAATTAAAAACGAGTCAAGCGGCGGAAGCCGCCAACGCCCTTAATAATGCCGTTCAATTTGGTATCACTTCCATCAATCAATTGTCCGGTGCGATTCCACATGTCGCGTCACTTGCAAAGTCCTTTGGAATTTCTTACAAGGACATATTGATTGGAACTGCCGCCGCCACTCAACCGAATGTGCCGACCAAAATGGTCGCAATTTCCTTTAAAGCGATGATTTCGGAAATGGCAAAAAGTTCCACAAAAGTCGGTCAAGCCATCCAAGAAACATTTGGGAAGTCGTTTGCAGAGCTAACCGATGGTGGTGTTGGCTTAATTGAAATTCTCCAAAAATTAAACGATGTTTATCTTAAGGGTGCTACCAAGGAATTCATCAATCTTTTTGGGGGAATTCGCGCCGGTAATATTGCCATCGTTCTTGCTAATGAAAAGTTCAAGACTTTTGTTGAGACCCAAAAGAAGTTTAAAAATTCAACGGATGCCTTAACAAAAGCCTCGTCATCTTTTATTAACAATCCCTTGACTGCCTTTAATGCAGGCATGGAAAAACTCAAGAACAATGTCATGAAGTTAATTGATAGTTTCGGTGGATTGGGGAACATTATTGTCGGTTTGGCAATTGCTTTTGCCACATTTAGAGTCGCTAATTTTATCTCTAAACTTATCGCAGTCGCTTCCGCTTTAACTGCGGTTGGGGTCGCAAAAACCGCTGCCATGTCCGGACCGGGCGCCATTTTAGCTGTGCCCGCTTTTCTTGCGGCAGTTGGCGCCGGGGTGACGGCAGCCGCTTCAATTTGAGGGGCAGTCAAAATTAAAAATGTTTTCACCGGTGATCGTGAAGCCAAGCTTCCTTCTTCCATGCGAGGAACAACAAGTAGAAGTTCGGTCATAAATCGTGTTGTCGTCAACAATTCGCCTGCCGGGACGAATGTTCTCGTCAACGGTCAAAAAACAAACGCACAGACAAACTTTGGGGGAAGTTAATGCGCCTCAAGAATGTCAATTTTAACCAACCGGTTCGCCTGCTTGTCAATGGGGTGGAATATAACTTCTCCAATAAAATTTCCGGGAAGCAAAGGGCACTTAATAAGGGGGTCGTTAAATATGAAAATGTCATCCCACTAAATTTGTCTGCCAACCAAAGCATCGAGCAATTTACCATCTTCCCAAAATTCGCCCGGGTAGAACATTACTATGGCGAGCAATTATTTTATCTTGGCTTCATTAGAGAACAAAGCGGAAGTGCTAATCCGAAGATGCCAAAGTATGTCAACATTGATGTTCTTGACGGCAAGGACTGGCTTACCCAATCCGAACTTATCGGACAAGTATATATTAATGAGACCTATGAAGAAGTGGTTGAAAAATTAATCGCCAAAATTAATCTGCCATTCATCAAAAAGGGCAAGCTGCAATTTGAAGCCGATGGCAAGATTGAGGGGTGGGATAGCAACGAAGTTGATGCCTACTCGGTCTTGCGGTTTATTGAAAAACAGTCGGACACCATTTTCCAAGTTTTACTTGAAGATGACAAAACCTATTCAATCAACTTCTTCTCAAAAGACGGGATTGCCGATGATACCGGGAACAAAGGTCGCGACCTAATTATTGATACCCCGGAGGGCTTGAAAACATTTACCGATGATTTTGCGATCATTGATATTAATTGGCGGATTTTGAATGATAAGGATTACAATATCGTTCGTGTCTCAAGTGAAAGGGTCATCTCCAACATTTCAACCCATCAAAAAATTGACCTTGCAGTCGTTAGCGACCGGTTTTCGCTTGGTGAAAATGTCGGTCGGTTTGATAACTTAAATTCCATACTAACGGATGCCGGTGGGAAGAAAATTCGCACCCTAAGGATTATTACTAACCAAGATGCGGCTGCAGGGCGTAATTATGATATCGCCTACACCCAAGGAATCCCCGAAATATCAATCAACGAAAACCTTTTAAAAAGTACAAACATCATCGAGTTGAATTACTACCCTTTAAGGCGAGGTTCCGTTCAATTTGAAAATAATGCCGACCAATCGCAAATTGCCGCTTATACGGGGGGAACCGGGCGAAAGGCAAGGTTCGAGAAACATAACGATGCCGGCATTATGCAACACCTCATCAAATATGCCAAAAATTACTTGCGGCATGGGGTCGAAGACAAGTTAGAATTAACCGTTCGCACTGCCAAGGCGCCATGGAACCCTGGGGAACATGTTAGCGTCAAATTAGAGAACAAGCAGTTGAATGGCATTTACTATGTCAAAAGTGTTGAAGTAGATATCACCAATGTTAAAGCCGGGGAGATATTTAGCGAGTATGAATACTTGCTAACGAAAACTAGCGATTTTGAAGAGCATGTCAATTTTTACGATAATCAAAGCTATCGTGAGAAGCCGGTTTTTACCGAGCAAAAAACACTAAGAAGTTTTGAAAATTTCTTCGTTAAAATTAAGATATTAGCGAAGCCGGGAACGATTACATGTAAATCACTTGACAATGATGACATGGGTCTTGAGTCGGTTTTGGAGGGTTCATAATGGCAAAAATAACCGATAACACAAAGCAAACATTATTAGATATCCTCTCAAAAAATAACAACCCGGAGGAACCTGCGACCACTTTGCCGGCACCCATTAAGGTTTATGATTATCGTCTTATCCAAGTAAATAGCGGCGGAACCCCAAAACAAATATTAAAATTATTCTTCTATAAAAATTTAGTTATTGAATATGTAATGAGTCTTAGAAACCACCCGAAAATTGAATATGAATTTTTAATTTATCTTCAGCCAATTGTCGGTCGTTATGACAAACATCTTCATTGAACGGTCGGCAAATATGAAACACTTGATGGTGATAAGGGTCTCCCGGAATTTAAAGAACTTAAATTGACCGATGACGGTGTCTTTTATGGGCTCGCTAAAATTAATGATAAAACCCACTTCGTAAAGTTCCACGGCTTCCTGGAAGACGATAATTATCAAGATTATAAAACTTATCAATACCAAACCCCGAAAACGATCTACCCGGATGCGATTTTTGACATTGAAACCGTCATTAGCACCGAAGAATTTGATGACACGAAAAGGCTAGATGTTCCCCTTGGAGATGCCGCCTTTAGATTTGGCGATGGCGGATATGACAAGATCGACTTTAACCGTGATGTTTATGACAAGAATAAGTTTGCTTTCGCTTTATGGCAAAAGTCGAACCGTTGGATCACCATGGTGCAATTCGTCATCCTTAGGAACAATATTAATTCAATTCGGCAGACTGAATTCATTATTAACGAGGCGATCTCTTTAACGGAGGGCACCGATTTACCCGGGTCAAATTTCGCGGGTATAAGCACAATCGGGGTCTTGACAGGCGACACAAAAACTGCCGATAATAAAGTCAATAAGGGATCCATTATCTTCTCCACCGAAAAGGACGCCGGTGAAGATAAGGAAGTCGCCTTCGCGAATAACTACCCACATGAGAATTTAACTTACCGGATCCGCTCGTTAAACCACAAGTTTTGATTGCCGACTTCTAATAGCTACTTATTTCAAACGGATCTCGCACAGACCATTATCGATAACACCCAAATGCAAAAAATCCTCGATGACCTGCGAGCACATATTGCGGCGAAACCCGTCTCGCTTGATTATAGTCTAACATTTGAGTTTTTTTATACTAACGGCACCTCGCGAACTTTGACTTATCCCAAAATTTTTATTGATAGATTCCTTAATGCCACACGCGTCTGGATGGAAATGATATTCCACATCGAAGCCAACAATAAACCGGGTGACGAAGATACTGACATCGAAATTGAGTTCAAGCCGCGGGTGAATTTGTTTTACGATTTAGGTGATGGTGTTGAAAGAAGTGCAAGCGGTTCATGAACCGGTTTATATACCCGGCGGGGAAGTATCACTGCCAAGGCGGGAGGGGTCGCGAGTTTTGGTGTGAATTTACGGGATACATTTGAAGACCATGAAGGAGGGGATTTAAAATATAACCCGGAACTTGATGTGCGGTTTTGGACTTCGCAGCGTAATCCCAAACCCCCGGCAGAAAATACGATATTCATCCCCCGGCAACAATACAATGATACTTATAGTGTGCTATTGCAGGTTAGCGGAAAAACATTACAAAGGTCTGTCAAGGAAAATAATACCTCGCAAATTAAAATTATTGAAGACCCGGGTGCAGGGGAAAAAGACAAACCGATTAGTTATATTATTAACATGAGTGAGAACAATTCTTACGAAGGAAGTACCCCGATTTTTATTAATCCAAAGCGGGTGTTAATTCCCCTAAAATCGAAAGAGACCAATGAATATGGTATCTTCGATTTTAACGAAGACAAGTCCGAGGCGACCGAAGTTTTCGAACGCTTTTATAACGAAGTCGCAACAAGCTCGGCAACTTTAACATTACAACTGCTTGAACCGACTTCTGTAGTTCAAGTACTTGTTAATAATCAAGTCTATGACGAAGAGAATTATACTTTTGATGGCGCCAAAAATGAGATCGCAATTCGGGGGCTAAGCAATAAGGATCAAGTTAGTGTTCGTTATCGGACAAGAATTCGGAAGCCCTCCAAAATTGAAAACTCCTTCAACGCCATTAGCGATAACTTCCAAATTGCTGCCGTTTCAAATAAGGACGAATTGCCGACTTCATTTCCTTCAATTGTTGGTGCCTTTGATAATATTAATTCCAAAAACGAAGTCTTTAATTTATATGATAGTTATGCCAAAATTGTTAAAAACGACTCAAGCGAAAACACCGGGGTGAAGAAGTTTGTTTATGGATATCGCCAAAAAAATATTTTGTGAATTGCTACCGTCACCCCAGACGAATATAACCAATTTTTAGAAGTCGCGGTTTGGCAGCAAATTTATGCCGAGACCGATGACCCCTATTTGAAATTACCATACTCGGCAAATGCTAAGAACCTTAATTTAGCCCGGGTAAATATTCAAGAGGACGAATTTAAAAATTCGCGGTTTGACAACCGCTTCTTAGATATTACCACCCATAGAAATATCACAGTCGCAACCACGACTGCCGGGGTTCGCGACTTGACTTCCGGGGGTAATCGCACAGTCATTTTTGGGAATACCAACAAGCCGGTTTTGGACTTTGCACGACAAATTGACAAGGATTTAAACGAGGTAAAAGACATTAATGTCAATGTTGAAGCCGCCTGGGTTGATGAGGGCAAGGGCATCAACCAAGCATTATCAAACAAGCTTGCCCTTTTATTTGATGGCACGAAAACGATTAACTTGGAAGACCTTGGCATTGACCGGTATGAAGTTTGAACCGATAAAGGTAAAAAATGGCAACGCGGCAAAATAACTTCCGATAATATAACCATTTCGGTTAAAGACGGCACCATTAATATTGAGTTTGAATTCATTCATATCCCGAAGGGCAATACCCGGGTTTTAGGAAACATTAATATTGTTAAAATATTTTCAAGTAATGATGCCGTTTTGTCGGAAGATACCATCATTCCATGTTATGAAACGATGATTTTCCGCAAGCAAATCCGGATCGTTAGCGAGTAATAAATTATTTTTTTTCTTCTAGGTAAATCAAGCGTTCTTTAAGTTCAAAGAGTATTTTTTCATTTTCTTCAACACGCTTTTGCAAAACACTAACTTTATTTAGTAATTGTTGTGGTGTCATGTATTCCTCCTTTTTTTTGTCTATATGGATATTATACCACGAAATAAAAAAAAGCCCCGAAGGGCTTTTAGATATTCAATTGTTTAAACTTTATTTACTTC